ACCGTCTGCAACTGACCCGAGGTGATGATCGAGGGCGAGATCGGCAGGGCCGCAATCGCACCGCCCGAGTCCGACGTGTTCGCCGTCACCGTGAACTGCTGCAGACGACCCGTCGAGTTGTAGCTCAGCGGATTGACCGAGTAGACGCCCGCAATCGTGAAGATGTCGCCCTTCACCAATGCAGTGGAACCCGAGGCCCAGCCGGTCGTCGCGATGGTCGAACCCGTCTGCGCAGCCGGCGTGACAATCGGCGTCGAGGTCGAGGTCCAGGTGCCCGTCGTGAACAGCGGGCGGTTCGGATCCTGCCACCACTCGTCAATCCCGAGGATCTGCGTCGAGAACATGCCCTTGCGCGTCGCGTCCGAGATGTAGCCGGTCGGATTGAACAGCGTCGTGGTCGTGTTCGCGATGGTCTGCATCGCCAGCGGATCCAAGACCGCCACGCGGCCATCCAGAGGCGCTGCAAGGTCCGTCAGCTTTGTGCCGGCCTGCAGGTAGCTCAGGGTCGCTGAAGGGGTGATGCCAGGTGATCCCACCGCCGAGTAGACATCGCGGTAGACCGCCTGAAACGCCAGCACATCGGCCGCGTTGGCGAGGGCTTCCGCACCGGGCTGCGTGTAGCGCTGCCGGATGTTGTCCAGTTCGGTCGTGGCCTGCTGGCTCGAGTAGCCAAACGCCACCTGCTTCTGGTTGGTCAGCGTGATCGGGACCGTCTGGTCATAGAGGCTCTGCAGCTGCAGTGCCTGACCATCCAGAACCGTGAACCGCTGGGGGAGACGGGCGTTGACCGTGTTCCCGACCTTCGCGCCGGACTGGACATACTGATCGTCGTAGGTCCGGTTGACGTTGGCGAGGAACTTGATGCCGTTGATGAACCCACGGGCCACTTCTTTTGTGACCCACGTGGGAGTGGCGAGCGTGTTCATGTCGGGTGCTCCCTTGCACCCGACGCCGGCCTAGAACCGATTCTTCCGTCGCTCCCGGTCCCGTGCATTCATGGCACGGATGTATTCAGGACCGAACTCGAGATCGTCTGGCGCAGGCGTCGTGCTGACAGGCGCACTTCCCACCGGCTTTATGGGAGTGATCACCGGAGTTGTCACACGAGCCTGAGCCACCGGGCCGGATTGAGCGGTGGAGAGGCGTCCTTCGATCTGCCCGAGCGCACGAACCAGCGTCGGACCCGACTGCCTCTGCAGGTAGTCGTAGTCCTCTGGGTGTTCGGCGAAGTAAAGCACGAGACGCGCGGACACGTCAGAACTGAGAATGGCGTTGCGGAGTTCCGGGTGCGGTCCCGGCATCTCATCGGCTAACGCTTTCAGTTCCTGTCCGTTGGGAAGCGAGGTCAGCAGCCGCTGCATGTCCTGCGAATGACGGGTCATCGCGGCTTGCGCTTGCTGCTGACTCTGAAGCTGTTTCGTTTCCTGCCGTGCCGCCCAGCGAGCGGAGGCTTTCGTCAGCGCCAGCCATGGGTCAGGCTGGTCCATGAATGACTCGATAACCGGCTCCGGGTCACTGGGGTCTACAGGGGCGACTGAGGCAGTGGGCAGACCTTGCGTGACTGGAGCCGGAACCGTTTGCGCCTGTGCCCGCCAATAGGCGGCTTCGCGCTCCGCATCCCGCTGCTTGCGGATGGCTTCGTTGATCCGAGCCTGTGGGCCTTTGGTCTTCTTGGGCTGGACAGGCTCAGTCTTGCCTTCCTCGAGCGGCAGTTCGGGTTCAACCGACGCTTCGTCGGGATCGGGAATCGTGTCAGGGGTCGGAGGCGGAACGACTTCAGGCTCTGCGACCGCTGCAGCGACTTGGGACGGACTGACCGTCGTAGCGGTCTGGACCGGAGCCTCTTTTGGGGTTTCGGTCGTGATCACCGAGTCGAAATCGGCCTCGTTGAAAATCTGTTGGCCCATGAAGCGCGCCTATTCTACACCAGATGAGGCAGGTTGTTCAGCCTGCTGCTGCTGCAGATCCGCCTGTGCGGCGTTCTGGTCGGCCTGCAAGCCAGCCTGATGCTGCTGGGCGCTGTCCTGCGCTTGCTGGTCGATTGTCGCTTGAGCGCCCATTGTGGCCCGCTCATGGGCCTGCTGCATTGCAGTTAAGGCAGCTTCGTGCAAATGATCAGCGTGTTGCTTCAGCCGATCCATGTGCGCCTGAAGCGCCTGTGCCCCCTTTTGCTCAAGCGCATCGACGAAACTCCGAGCGTTCTCGGCATCGACCGCCATGCCTTCCTTCGCCAGCCCCGCAGACGCCTGAATCCACGCCACCTGAATGCGGGTGTCAGAATCCAGTTTCTTCGCTTCCATCTCCTGCTGGGCCTTGACCTGCTCCGTCTCGATGATGGCGTTCTTCGCGTGCAGTTCCTTGCTCAACATGTCAATCAGTTGCCCCGCCTGCTGGGTCTGCTGCTGCAGTTGCATCACTTGGGCTTCGGGCGACTGGTCCTGATCCTGGAGTTGTGGCGGGAGTTGCTTCTTCAGCCGATCCGCAATCTGCTTGCTGCCGGGGAAGTCCAGATTCCCTACCCAGATGTCCGCATACGTCGGGAGCAGCTGCGGAGCCGCCTGCGCGAGGTCACTCATCGCCGTCGCGCCTTCTTCTCTCCGCGTCGTGGTGCTCTTCCCCACCTCCACTGCGACCTGATACGCGCCTTTCGAGAGGTCGATCATCGTCGCGCCGGGCTGACCGGGCTGTGCCGGCTGTGGCTGACCGCCCTGCCCTTGCGTGAAGGGTGCTCCGAGCATCACGTTCCGGCGCTGGTCGTCTTCCCCAATCGCCGCCACGATACGTCCCGGGGTGTTGTAGACCTTCGGAATCAGGTCCAACAGGATCTTCCCCTCCAACACCATGCTCATGTTGGCGACGTTGTAGAGATATCCGCTGGACCCGAGTTCCGCCTGCTTCTGGAGGGCCAGCACGGCCTTCCCCGAGCGGTCTGAGGGGTTCAGGTTGCCTAATGACGGGTCAAAGATGCCAGTTGTTGCCTTAAGGTCGCCGTCAGCCTCATGGGCGGCAAGTGTAATAGCCTGGATCGCAGGTTCTTCGACGTTACGCTGGATGGGCAGGTAGGGATTCCCTCGACCATCGTTGGACTTTCGAGGGAGATATGGAAAATTACGCGTGTTGCTCGCCTTCCACCACTCCTCATAGCCCTCAATCTGCTCCGGGTCCACCTGATACGGTGCTCGTGTCGCCAGTCCGACGGTTTCAATCTGCGCGTTGCGGTGGTAGTTGTAGCTCCGCTGCGCCCCAATGGCCGGTCGCACCATCCCAGTCCAGATCCGGTTGCCGTTCACGTTCTCTTCCCGCGCCACCATCGGAATCACCGGGATATACTTCCCGGCCCACGTATTCCGCTCGAGCACGTCCATCGCCGTGATCTTGCACCAGCCCACCTTCGGCCGACGGATGGAGCGCATCATCAACTCGCCGTCCTTAGTTCTCACCTCAGGGCGAATCGGCCGCTTCTCCTCGTCGTAGTCCATGTAGAAGTATTCCGCGACACGGACTGTTCTATTCTCCTCCCCGTCACTCACCACCCAGCCGGGATACTGGTTCCCGATCCCTGACAGCGTATCGTCGGAGGCTTCCGAGAGGCTGCTGTCGGGATACTCCAATCGGAACCGCTCCAGCGGGATGTCCTCCGTGATGAGGCAGAACCGCGCATCAGACCAGTCCGGCTCTTGGGCGTAGGGGTCGTAGTAGACGCTGGCTTGGTTCAGGATCCGTTTGTAGACGATCTCGAGCTGGTCGGTGTCGTCGTCGATGTATTCAACCAGTAGACGATACGCGCCTCGACCTGCTCGTAGGGTGCGACTAAATGCCCAATCTCGGGCAAGTTGGGCACGGCTATCGGTTTGAATAGCTCTCGCGATATCACCGAACACTTCAGCCGTGTCTTTGCTCGCACCGTCCCCCTTCGGCGCAAACTTCAGCGCCAGCCGCGCCTGCTTGAACTGGTTCTCTACCTGTTCCAACGGCTGGAGCAACTTGTTGAACGTCTCACAGGGTCTGGCTGGCACCGGCGGGAGTGTTCCTCCCGTCCCTTGGCCGAGACGAGCACGCTTGACATCTTCCGGCCACTGATCGCCTGAAGCAACCTTCAGGTCTTCTAGTTCGCGCTTGCGCTGATCGGCTTCGCTCGTTTCGACCAATCGAAACCGTTCAAGGGCTTCGCGGAGCGTGTCAGCGTCTTCCTGAGACTGTTCAGACATGTCCGAGGCCTTTCAACGCCTCAAAGACGCAATCGGCACATGTGCCAGTGGTAGTGCAACCGGCCTCAGCGAATGTCACGATGACACGCGGGCAGATCCAATACGTCCACGTAAAAGACGTGCCATCAGAGCGCGGATGTTCCACGTCAT